AGAAATTCTTGAAAAACTTCAAACTTTATTCCCTAGTTGTGTTGTAAAAGATGTTTTAATGTATCGAGGAAAAGATAGACGCACATACGGAATTGATGTTATGGATGAAGATTTTATGAAATCATCTGTTATTATGTATATTCTTGTTGATTGGACTTAGAAAAACGAATTACAGGAAATCTTTTTTACTTTATGATAAGGATGCAAAAACCATTTAATGAACATCTTTTATGGAAAGGAGCTATTCAACGTTCAAATTATCCTATACCTATTCGTAAACCAAAAATGATACTTCCTAAAATAAATACACTTATAGGCGGTACATATGATGATGAAGACATTTGGGAGGATATTACAAAAAGGTATGATATTTATAGTAAGAAATATTGGGAAAGAGTGAAAAAAATACATACAGAGTATCGCAATTCTTCTATAGAAGAAGGAATACCTTTTAAAAGATGGTATTATTAGATAGAAAAATAGGTTTAAAGTGGGTTGGATTTTTTAAGTTAAAATGAGCACTCTTTACGTTCTTCAATTAGATGATGATAAATGGTATGTTGGTAAGACCGATGATGTTACAAATAGATATAAACAACATTTAAGTGGTAAAGGTTCTATTTGGACTTCAAAATATAAACCAATTTCTATTCATCTAACTAAATCAAATAAATCTATTCATGATGAAACAAATTTAACAAAAGATCTTATGAAAAAATATGGCGTTGATAATGTTCGTGGAGGTGCCTATACACAATTAGAATTGCCAAATGGGACACGAGAACTAATACAGAATGAATTTAAAAGTGCAAATGACAAATGTTATAAATGTGGATTAAGTGGACATTTTGCCAATAAATGTAAAGAAGAAGAATCGGAAGAAGAATTGGTTTGGGGATGTGAAAATTGTAATAGAGAATTTACTACAAGATTTGGATGTATGGTCCATGAAAAATCTTGTAAAAAGTCATCTCCAAAAGAAAGTGGGGTTTGTTACAGGTGTGGTAGAAAAGGCCATTATTCTTCAGATTGTTATGCGTCAAAACATATTAAAGGTTATGAACTTTAAACACTTCTAATAAATTCCCATTTCAAGTATTCACAGATTTTTTCCCAGATTATATCATGTGATATTAAACGATCACGTGATTTTAGTAAAGGAAAATATACTTTATATTCATCCAATTCTAATAATTCAAAGAATTTGTATAATATGTAAGAATAAGATAGAAAATTAGTACGATCATCAGGACAATATAAGATAAATGGCGCCTGAATTTCTTGGAACATATTACGGATTTTTTCTTCAATTTCAGGGGTGATTGTGGGAGGTGGGTTTCCATTAAGTCGTGATATGATGTGGGTGGCATGTTCGTAATATTTAGAACGATTTAATTTCTTTAAAATTTCTCGCATAGCCGTTTCAGTTATATCTGCAACATTCTGAATTCGACGTTTTTTAATTTCTAATACAACTTCATTCATAACTTCTTCAGGAATAATTGTAGATTCTTTTGCTTGAAACTGATTTAAAATTTCATTCAAATGATTAATTTTCTTATAAGCATAATTATTACGTTCTTTTGGTGGATCACGAAAAGAAGGAAAATCTGAAACAACTAACATATACTCTTCAGAACCACATTTTGGACATATTAGTATTCCTTCTTCCGATGATTCTTCACGAGCAATATTACATCTATCACAATTTTCTATCGTATCATTATGTTTTTCATTTTCTTGAACTACATTCAATTTCATACGTGATGTAAATTCTGCATACAAATCTTTTTTAGATACAGATGATATATTTTGAGAAGATGATAAATATTTTAAAAATGTATGTTGATCTAAGGGTGTGCTATTTACAGAATGCCCCCTTTCGACAGAATCATAATATTTTAAAAAAATGTCCGTGTTTTTCAAAAGATAATCTTTTAACGGATCTTCTTGAGATAATCGTTTCTTGATACCTTGTAGTTCTTCTTGGATTTTTGTTATTTTATAAAGTTCATCTGTTTCCTCAAGTTGAACTTCTAATTCAATTTCTCGTTTTCGAAGTTCTTCTAAATTAACAGAAACATTTTTCATAGACGAAACTATATTTTGATGTATAGAATCTAAAGTTCCGGAAACTATTTCTTGAGCTTTAGAATTTACAATTGTACCACGTGGTTTTTTAATTCTAAAAATATTGTCCATTTATTAAAGTTTAATCACTTACCTGAAAATACGAAATATGCAATTACCAATCCTGCTAAAATTGTCGGTATTGCCTTGTCTTCGTGCATATTTGAAAATTGTTCTGGGCCTTCACATTTTGAACTATCAACTTCCTTACAATCTCGTGTATTAAAATCTGGACTTAATGAAGGAGTTAAATATTTAAATCCGGGTGCTTCACCACATTGATAACACTTACAAGCAGGAGAAACATCGGATGCAATAGAAGAAAAAATATAGGTTGGGTTTAATCCACCAATATCAGAAGCTACACCGGGTATAAGACCATTGAACCCTGCTCCCAATTCTCTCATAGATGCAGGAACAAGATTTGCTCCTGACGGTTTATTATTAATAAAATTAAATCTTGGTTTTAATTGTCCATCGGGACCTGTACAAGTTCCACCTGTATTAATATAAAATTGATTTCCAAGTGGTGGATTTCCTGTAATCAGAGTTCCTACATAATATAAAATTCCATTCACGTTTCTTCCAATTTGACTAAACGTTCCTGAAGAACCAACACCCATAGAAGATGGTGGTTTAATGTGATCTGAATAAGAATAATTGGGCCCTATAATGCTTTCAGCAGTTGAACCGGTTTTTTCAGATAACCGTGACCACATTGAATTTTTACCTGCATCTGCCATTATTAATTAACGATGTTTTTTGATATATTCAAGTACTTGTTGTCTATATGTGGTGTTTGTAAATGCACAGGGACGTTGTATTAAAATATTTTTAATTAGTGTTTCAGGTTCAACATCGAACTTCAAACATATAAATATTAATAATAAAAATGCACTACGATTAATTCCACATTGACAATGTACGTATATAATACGGCATTCAGGGTCTGTAAGAAACATATTCATTATTGATTCAAACAAGGGATACCATTTTGTAATATCTTCGTGAGTAGAATCGATTGCTGATATACAAGCGTGTCTTCCTGGGAATTCTTCCATAAATCTTTTTGACGAATGTTCAGGACCTGCACAGTTAACTACATGTGTAATACCAAAATCGTCCATTAAATTATCTACTTTAAATGCTGGACCAAGAAGAATACGTAAATGAACAATAGCAATAGCATCATTCTGCCATCCATTAGAATATTGTCTATGTCTATCCCATAATTTGTCCATTTATTGTTATATGTAAAACCGATTTAAATTGTTAATAGTTAAAAATTGTAAATGGAATACAAACCAGTTCATAATACAAGTCTCCATTATGCAGAACTTTATAGAAGAAATAAATTACTTGCATCTTCAAGAAATAAAATTGGTAGTAGATCTAGAGGATGTGGATGGTCTGACACCACTCTACACGCAGAACGTGCTGTTGTGAAACGTTTTGGTGACGTGTCACAACTTCATGGTTGTATTTTGGTCGTTGTTCGAATAAATAAACAAGGAGAAATTCTTGGTTCTAAACCATGTCCAGATTGTCAAAAATTTCTTGAGAAATGTATGAAGGAATATGGACTTCTTAAAGTCTTATACTCAAATTAACGACCCAAATAAAGTTCCAATAACATATGCAACAATTACAGCAACTCCGGCTAAAATAGCAGCGCCCATATAAGAAGGAACGCCACCTGAAGTATAAGTATTTGGAATATATTGAAGAATTAATGATCTAGGAGTAGATAATGAAATAATCATAGCAGCAGCAAAAAATCCAAAATAGACCATAAAATTTTTAACTGCGTATCTTACCGTGCTAAACATATGAGATTGAGGTTTGTAAGAAACATTTGGTTGACTAGATGGTTGAGGATCAATAAAAGGAGTTACGCCGCCCGTTACAATAGGAGAAAATGTGGTTGATTGAGGTAGGGGGCTCTGAACGGGTGCACTTCCTAATAATTCAGATAAATCAGTTGCTCCGTCTGCCATTTTATTTAGAAGAGAGGATTTCACATTCCGTATCCTCCGCATGATATTGATAGCATTTTTTATTGAACTTGAATATTTTTCCTTCAACTTGATCCGTTGGAATAGCTAATGTAGGGCGTGTTTGAAATGGTTTATGAAATAACATTATAGCAATACCCAACCCTATGATAAAAGACAGAAGGGGCAATGTATCTTTTGATACAGGATTCATTTATTTTGAGACGCGATGATATTAAGCGAGGATGAATCTTCTTTACAAGGAACTTCGACAGATTTAAATCGAACACAACCTGTTTTTGTATGTAAAGGTGTTTTATCATTTGGACTTGGAGTTTTTAATTCATCACGTAAAGGTGGTATAAAAACAGAAACAATTAAAAGTCCTACAATAAATCCTGTAAATGTCCAAAAAAGAGATATCATTACTTTGAATAAAGAGAAGAATGGAAATTATACTTCTTCTATTATTGTTAATTAGTTTGGCTCTGTTATTTTATCGTTCTTCAAAAGAGAAGATGACGAATAAAGATTTGATAAATACTTTAA